ATCAAATTGCTATTGGTATACAGGGACTAGTGGAGATACCACTACTTTAAATAGCGGTGGAGATTGGAATGTAAGATGGGAACTACAAAAGAAATTATGGATGAATTGGTATAAACCATCAGAGGTTGACGACTTCAGATCTAATGTTAAGATCCCTGAAACGACAGGAAGGATTGAAGCCTTGATGCACAAGATCAATAATGTAAATCTTGGCTGGACTGCATTGCCAAACGATGATGACGATACGGAGAAAGCAAAGATCGTTAAATATATATTCGATTATATTTTCCACGCTTCCGACCTTAAAAAATATATTTCCTTCTGGGTAAAGGATGGACTTATTCATGGCTCAGGTTTTGCAAGATGGGTATATCAACGCAAGACAAAGAAGGTAAGACTACCAAAGACAGATCCAAAAGCAATGGCCAAGGAAGAAAAAGATATGGTGAAAGAAGGGAAAGTTATATGGGGGCCAGAGGAAGAACGTGTTGTATCAGAAGGTTTTCAATTAATTCCCATTTCGGTTAATGAAATATATGTAGATCCAAACGCAAGAACACTTCACGGTAATTCATATGAAGCACAATATATTATTTGGAGACGATTTATTCCCTTAGAGAGTTTTAAGGCAGAATTTGGAAGCAATCCAAACTATAAGAACGTTGATCAAGTAAAACCGATTACGGATTACGAACGTAATACAGAAGATTACACATTCTTTCAACCACCAACCGATGTTGTGGGTAAGAATATGGTAGAAGTCTTGGAGTACGAGAATCAGGTTGACGACACGCATTGCATAATTGCAAACGATATTTGCATCAAACATTCACCATTACCATATGACCACAAAGAAATAACATTCCATAAGATAGATTGTATCATTCACCCCGGACAGTTCTACGCAATAGGTATCGCTGATCTACTAGAAAATATTCAATCACATCAAGAAATCATTTTGAATCTGATGGTTGATAAGATGTTGCGGTCAATGAACAGTAAGTATATGGTTGCAGCCAATATCTATGGGGAGCTAACCGATGCTTACTCAAGAGCAGACAATATGTTTATCCCTGTTGACGTATCGGACGGACAGCCAATGAATTCTAAGGTAATGCCTTTGCCAATGGAACAGTTCAACTTTGAGGGATTTAGAATGATTGATTCTCTAAGACAAGCTGCAACAATGGCAACGCAGGTTGATCCTTCGCAAATGAATCTACATGCTTCACAACAAACAGCAACCGCAACCGCAGTAAGTAAAGAGATTGTAGATTCAATGGTTAACCAGATAATTGTCAACATGTCCAATACTTTCGTTGATATTGGCAGACAAACATTAACGATGTTGAGGCAGTTTTGGTCTAAAAAAGTAAAAAAGATTATCGGAGAGGATGGGAAAGAAAAAGAATCTTACCCAAAGATCAGACTTGAAGGCATTCGCATTCTAGAGGAAGAAGGAAAGATTGAGGTTGAAGACGCAAAAGAGTATTCATTCTTAGAGATCAAGCCGGAATATTTGAGTACGGCAGGTGATTTGGATGTAAGAATCTCGACTGATACAATGGAAGTATATAGTAGATCTTATGAAATCAAGAAGGCTCAGGAACTATACGCACAATTAATTCCAAACGCAGTTGATCCACACGATACAGAGAAAATGAAGCAACACCCATTACCATTATGGAACGCACTGAAACTAGGTAAGTATCTAGCAAAGACATTAAATCTCCCAGACGATATATTGTTAAATGGTGAATTTGATGAAGAAGAAGACTTAGAGCTTGCTAAGGAAGAAGCCAAGAAATTAATGAGGGGAGAAGTTGTACAAGGAATACCGGGAAGAACGGACAAGCATCTAAGCTATCAAGTGTCTGTACTCAATGCGGTTAATGCGAGAGTAGACGAACTGTCACAACAGATAGATACCGCAATGCAATCGATGCAGTCAATGATCGATCCAATGACAGGACAGCCGATGCCACCACAACCAGATCCAATGCTATTACAAGAATTGAACAAACTTAGAACTATTCAACAGAACTTTGCCAAACATCTTGATCTTGACAAAGTATCTGAGTATATAGCAGATGACTTGGTAATGGCACAAGCAGTCCCGCCAGCACCGCCAATGCCACAGCAGAGTATGATGCCACCACAAGGCGAGATGATGCAACAAGGTGTGCCAATGCCGGGACAAATGCAACAACAAGATATATTATCAATGATGCAATAATGGATATAAATACACTTGACGATTTTGCACTAGAAGAACTAACAATTTTTGGTAATTCAAAAGCCTATCTAATTATTAAGCGAGCTTTTGAAAAACATCTTGAAGTCTTAAAACTTGCCGCCTTCAATTCTATTCCGACAAATGATGTCGAGAAGATAAGGCATGGCAATAGACAAGGACAAAAAGCAATGATGGATTATATTGAAGGGTTACCAGTTAGGGCCAAGGAAATACTGGAAAAACGCAAGAAAGAACGCAAGGCTTGACTTTTGGCGTAATACATTCTATATTGTAGGTACAACCAAATATTATAAGTAGTAGCTTAGGGAAAAACCCATCTACATATAACGAGTGAATTCTCGTCTGTATGCAGGTGGGTTTTTTGTTGTTTGCGGGAAATAGTTTTAGTTGGGGCAGTCTATTTCTCGCAAAGAGCAACAGCTCGTATTTTACAATTTAATAGTTATATATGCAGGATCAAGTACAGCAAGGTACAGACCAAGCGACCCTCGACAATCAAACAGTCGACACGTCAATGCAAGGTACTGATACCACAACCCAGACCGGTAGTGAGTCTCACGTTGAAAGCCAAAACACTATTGCAACTTCCGATAATTCCCAAATCGAAAGCCAAAGAAATCTTGAACGAGAGAGAGGGAAAATGTCTCAGTTAGAGCGAGAACGCAATGACGCTCAGAAAGCCTATGAATCGCAAATGGCATGGGTATTGGCAAGCGAAGCCAGAACACGCGAATATCTAAAAGACGTGCAAGGTTTAAACGATGATGCGGTTAATCAAAGATTGACAACCATCAAACAGCAACATCCTAACCTTTGGCAATCACAGACCAATGAGCAAACCGCTCAAGCACAAACTCAACAGCCCATTGATATTAATCAAATAAGTCAACAGGCAAGAGTAGTTGCAAGAGAAGAATTGTTTATCGCCGAATCTCAGAGAAATTTCTTTAAACTTGTTCCAGAGCTTGATCCAGAAAAGGTAGCATCTTTATCGCCAGAGCAAAGACAGGCTAAGTCGTATCTAGCCGATGCAATCGAAAGATTCGCAAAGGAGGAGGCACGCCAGCAAGGGTATTCGTATCCAACCGCCGAAATGCTTCATAAAGCCTATAAGGCCTTAGTACCACAGCCGAATCTAGATCAGGTGCGTAGAGATGGGGAGCTAGAAGGATTAGCAAAAGCCAATGCAGTTAATGCAGCAACCTTTGGTAGTCCATCAGCAACGGCTAGTCAGAGTACAAATGTTAATCTAACTGAATCTGAGAGAAAAATCGCCGATTCTTTGAGTATGTCGTACGCTGATTATGCCAAGTATAAACAAGAATATTAATTTTTAGTTAAACAAAAATGGCATCAGTACTCGCAACACGAGGCAGCAAATTCGGAATCTCCGATGTTGTTCGTGAATATTTGGGTGCAGGAACAGTAACCGCTATGGATTTGGTAAATGCCGAAGCTGGCGAAATTGTTTTAGCATCAGCCGGTGATTTCGTAGCCGGAGTAGTTTTGGAATCAGGAACATCAAGCTCAACTGGTTTAGCAGTAAACGTAACACCAGGTCTTGTTATTGTTATGGATAATGACAATGTAGGCACAACTTTTGCAGTAACACATGTTGGCGCAAGATTTGATATTACCGGTACAACCGGAGCTCAACTTGTTGACACTTCAACACTTGATCAGACTTATGGCGCACCATCAGGTACGTTAGTATGTCGAGAATACAACCCACAAGACGTAAGTTCATCTTTAGATAGCGACACCTCGGTTGGTTCTTTCATAATTGCTGATCAGCAATTTTAATTTATTAAGATATATAAACAATGGCAACACCAGGAACAATTTCACAATACGCCAAGCTTATAGATCCAGCAGTACGCAAATACGCTATAGACGAGTACACACGTTTAGAGCCACAGTTAGACAAGGTTTTTGTTGTCGAAACTGCTCAAGACGCTAACGAATTAGAGGCAATGTACACTGGACTAGGAGCAGTCAGCGATGTAGCAGAAGGAGCAACAATTCCAGAAGATGCGCCGATTGAAGGCTATAGCACTACTTACACTCAGGTAAAACGTGCACAAACAATTCCAATTACCTACGAAGTAAAACTGTTTGAAAAAGCAGACTTAATCAAGAAAGTAGCAGGAATGGCAGGTCAAGCGATGGCTAACAAGGTTGAAAAATCTGCATCATCTGTTTTCCGAAACGGATTTAACACAAGCTATACAAGCTATGGCGATGCTAAACCATTATTCTCAGTTTCACACTTGAGAGCAGACGGTGGAACTTCTTACAGTAACGCATCTAGCACAGGTATTACCTTGACAGAAGCTAACTTAGAGGTTGCACAAATTGCAATCGAAGAATTACTTGATGATCGAGGCGAGCCAATCGGTATCTTTGCAGATACTTTATTGGTTCCAGCAGCTTTGAGAAAAGAGGCTTTAATCATCACCAAGTCTGATCTAAGATCAGGAACAGCAGACAATGATATTAATGTTTATAAGTCAATGTCTGCATACAAAGGGGCTACGCTTCCTAACGTAATTGTTTGGAATTACTTAGCTTCTTACTTGGGCGGATCTGACTACGCATGGTTCTTACTAGCAAGTAAAGATCATAAGATTAAATTCAAATGGGGCGAAAAACCAAAGGTCGAAATGGATGATTCAGTAGGTTTCAAGAATGATGTAATGTACTGGAAAATTCGTGGATTCTGGACTACCGGATGGAGCAATCCTCGTGGTGTTTGGGGTTCTAAGGGTGATGGAGCAGCTTACGCTTCTTAATCACTAGAATATCTTTTGGGAGATGGTATAGATTAAATCTCCCCCTCAATAACGATTTGAGCTTGTAGGAAACCAAGCGAATATATTAAGTTATTAAGTTTATATAATGGCAACACATTTCACAGGCCCGATAGATTCAGCACAAGGTTTTTCCGTCAACGGAACAACAGTGATTGATTCAAGTGGCAATTTAACAGCGACGGCTGGATCCGTCGGAACAGCAGAGTTAGCAAACAACGCAGTTACATCTGCAAAGTTAGACATTGGAACTATTCAAACAGCAACAGTTAGCATAACAAACGCTGAAATGTTAGCACTTAGAGCTACTCCAAAAACATTAGTAGCAGCTCCCGGTGCTGGATATGTTCATCAGTTTATTTCCGCAATATTATTCTTTGATTATACAGGAGCCTACACAGAAACAGCCGACAACATGGCAATTAGGTATACTGATGGGTCTGGCGTAATTGTTTCTCAAGCAATTGAAGCAACAGGATTTGTTGATGCAACAGCAGACACAATGACAACAGCAGTTCAGAAAATTGATGTTATTGCTGCAAAAAGTGGTTCTGAAAACAAAGCATTGGTATTGCACAATACCGGTGATGGAGAATATGGTGGCGGGAACGCTTCTAACGCAGTACGTGTAACGGTAATGTACAGAACGGTAGCAACTGGATTCTAATTTAAAGGGTGGACAAACTCCACCCTTCTATTAACACATTAATACTATGGATCAAGATTTAGAAAGAAGATTAACAACAAACGATGCAAAATCTAAACAGATGAGAGCAAAGGCTTTCGAGCTTAGAATAGATCGAGCAAACGAAGCACTCAAGAACGCAACATCAAAGGAAGATATTGCTAGATATAAGAACATAAAAGAGGCAAGTATTAATACTTATCATAAATACAAACAACATTTTTAATCATGACACTATCTTACGAAAACGGTCAAGAATGGCACAGTGAGCAGTATGAGTGGAAAAGTGGAAGTGTAAACGTAGCAGGGGCAGACCCAACCACTAACATTACTGGAAGTGCTGCATTTACCAACTTATTTGCTACAGTAAAACGCGCTCATCATATTACGATTGAATCGACTGGAACGTTGTATGTTCGCTTAAACGGAACTACTACAGACATTATAACCGTCACAGCAACCGCACCATTCAGTAGCGATTACTTGGCAATTAAGTCAATCTATGTAGCATCGGGAGGAGCAGCAGTAACCGTAACTGTTAAACTGGCATAATGAACATAGACAACGCACAGCTAATTGAGGAATACGAGATTGGCAAGTTGTCAACGGTTGTTGCACAGTTACAAGAACAAAACAAACTATTAAAAGAAGAAACGGAAAAGATTGAGCAACAAAACGTGGCGATTGGAAAACAATACAACGAAGCAGTAGAAAGAATGCAAGACATTGTGAAATCATATGAAACAAAGAAAGCACAATTAGACGTAGCTAGTTTTGAGCTAGAAAACGCTAGGAAACAAATTAATGATTCTACGTTAATAATCGCTAATCTGAGAGAAGAAATTAGAGTAGCGGAGATCAGCCTTGTACAGGCCAATACTCAAAAAGCAGACATAGAAAACAGATTGTCAAATCGAGAATTAGAAGTAATTCAAAAAGAAAAAAGACAAATGTTAATGCTTGGTGAGCTGCAATCACTGCAAAGAGAATTAGAGTTAAAACAAGAGGCATTAAATGCCAAAGAAAAAGCACTAGCTATTAGAATGAAATAGTGGCAAATACACAACAGTTTATAACAAAATTGATAGACGGAGCGAATCCTTTAATAGAAGCAACCGTACAACAAAAAGGAAGCGTAGGAGCAATTGCAGTTGGTATTATTGATGGATCTGGCGATCAGATTACGCAATTTGGGCAATCAGCAACATCGGTAGGATCTGGACAGCAGAATGTAACAACGGCGGGAACAAGAGTTCAATTGTCTAGTAATGCTTGTAAAGGCATATCTATCAAAGCTAAAGTAACAAACTTGGGATATATTTACGTGGGAGGATCTGGTGTTACTTCAAGTAATGGACTTATATTATCCGCAGGAGCAGCAATGTCGTTAACGATTTCAAACACTAATCTAATCTATATTGATAGCTCTATTAGTGGAGAAGGTATTTCATATATTTATGTAAACTAACTATGGAAGTAGCAGACTTAAACCTCACCATTGCCCAGAAGAGAGAACTAATAAACAAACTCTCTTTAACGGTAGATGAAATTAAACAGCAAAACGAAATCTGGAAAACAGAAAACGAAAGTACAAAGCTAGAAAAAGAAAAACTTGTTAAAGAATACGCAGAGTTTCAAACTAACTACGCAAATCTGAGTAATGAAGTGGCAGGGTATGAGGCACGAAAGAAAGATTTGCTAGAACAAAATCAAAGACTCAATCAAGAGATAAATGAAGTGGCAAGAAACGTTGAATTAAAGCAACGAGAACTTATCGAATTGCAGGAGAATATTGAGGCAAAGAGACAAGAGTATAGCGCAATAGTTTCAGATACAAACAAGTTTAATCAAGATTTAAAGGCAAGGGAAGAAATGGTGACAGAACTTGAGGCAAGACTTAATGATTACAAAAAACAATTGGATTTAACAAAGACAGTTTTAGAGAACAGAGAGAATATGCTTATCTTAGAAAAGAAAGCAAGTATTAAATGACAGAACAATTAATAACCAAAATTGTAGACGGAACAAACCCAGGCATACAAGGATCTATTTCGCAAAGAGGAGCCAAAGGGGCACAAACAGTTGAGATTGTTGATGCTTCCGGAAATCAGATTGCAAACATTACTGGAGGATTTGAATTGCCAGAGTT